TATATAATCAGTCTCTGATTTATAATCAACAGTTAGGTAAGGAATGTTATCCTCAAGCGACCAAGCTCTACTTTCTTTGTATATCGACGTTGCATCTTGAATAGCTGTAGATAAACTCTTGTTGGAGTTAGGGTCTACAGCTATTCTAAATTCATCTATTGATGTCCAATTTTCCCTGTCAGGTTCGGCAACCGAACATACCTTATATCTAACACGGAATGTCATATTACGCTGGCGTGCTATATAAAGTCACGGCCTCATCCCACTGTGCGGCATTACCTGCTTCTTCTGACAGAACATAGGCAAGGCGGACGGCATCTCTGCCTGCTAGAGGGTGAGTGTAATCGTCGGAAGCTTCGATAATTTTCTCGGCGGCCGATAGAAAATCCTCGCGCACAAGGCTGTGCATGGCTTCTACTGGAATACTCATATTATTCTCCTATTAGGTGTTATTATATTGTTGGCTACGCTTTTATTTATAATTTAAAATTACCGCAACTCATAATTTAGAAATCCTTGACTCATAGTAATGTCATTGGTGGATGCCTTACCAGCATACAATTTAAACTCTGGTGCGTTACTCTCAGTTACCTTCAAATACACACTACCCTTTAAGAACTTAGCTAAATCTAAATTGACTTGAAAAAACTTTTTGCCGGCAATAATCTCTTTAATTCTACTCACTGATTTACGATCATTCATAACCTTGCCTGCTATCTCTCTACCTAAGAATATCGATACTGAATTAGGTAAGTATTGATTTATATTCGCCTCTGATGGAGATAATCCGGATGTACCTCGACCAAAATTTTGTACCAATGCAACTACTTCTTTTGCCGCATGGCCTGTCGGTGTGCCGCTTCTGAGGTCACTGTATATACCCATCATCACATCGTCGGAATAATTAGTTCCTAAAATTTTATTGATGAACAAGTATCCAAACTTAGCGCCTGTTATTCTCGGATGAGCCCGTCTCACATTACACATCTCAGAAAAGAACCCAAAGCTACCGTCATCAGCAGCTACTTTATCATCAGTCATTACGTTTGATATAAATGAAGGTTTAGCTCCGGCAGCAGACTTAGATGATATTGGATACTGACAACCAGTCCCGCCTATAAGCACAGAATCAACACCTTTAAACGATGGAGATGTAGGCACACAGAATTGAGCACCACTCATATCACCAGCCCATGGGGATCTAGAGAATATTTTCGTGTTGCCTCTCAATGCAGCAATACCAAATATCAACTCACCAATATACTTTGCTATTTGTTTAAGTTCGTTTACAGCAACGTCGTCGCATCCTATTTCTAATAAGTTGCCACTGAAGTATTCTTCCATACAAGTAACAATATTAGAAGATACCTTTGGATTGCCATTCAACTCTGTTAGAATGGATTTGATCAAATCATCAGGATCTGTGAATACCTTACATGAGATATCTGTTTGATTAAAGATATCCATTTTCTTTGATTGGCCGCCATGGCCAATTAACTTGCTTGCTAATATGTTTAGAGTCTCTGCTCCTGTGGCCCAGGAAAATGCAGGCTCAATTTTTGATGGGGAGATTTTAGGATTACGTGCTATGTCTTTTTTTACAAAATTGTACCCGACGATGTAGTGATCTTTATTACCGCTATTCAAGGTAGCAACGTATGCGCCCGATGTCGTTCCTTTAAGGAACTGATCCTTCTTGCTTTTTCTAAACTCTCCGATTATATTCTGGAATGGAAGGCCAGACGGGGATTTAATATGCTCTATGTGTGTAAGGGTATATTTCTTGTTTTTCTTATCAGCAATTAGTTTCCCTAGGCCTCGAGAACCAAATACTCCACCACCTTCTCCAGCCATATCGCTATACGTCCTTTCTGGTTACTTCCAGGGTAATTTATCTTCTAGTGCCATCTGAGCACATTGAATCCAGTCTCTATCCCCTTCACCAAGGATTCTCCACATCTTACTAACCCATGCTAATTGATCTTCAATAGTGGGTATTTTATCTGGATCTAGGTGCTCTTGTCGATGGAATGAACATTCAAGCTCATTCATTCTGTCAAACACCACTGTTTTTAAATTTGTCTTTTGTTCTGTCATTATAATATCTCATGATTAAAAGTGTGTGTATCAACCATACACATGGCTAGTCTTACGGCATTATTCTTTGAGTATTTAGAATTCCCAGTATCTTTGTAAGTTTCAAGGAAGTATTGTACATATATTTCTTCACAACTATGTTTCTTACAATAAGCCTGACCGTCTAAAAAATCTTGCGCTAGAGGATATAAATCCATAATAATTCCTTACCATCCACGAACATAGAGCTAAATAACTATGTAAGACACTTCCCGCAACCCTTAACTGAAGTGAGAAATGAGCTTAATGTTATCTCAAAAGTCCCCCTTCGTTTCTTCAGACATTAAAAAAGGCCCGCCGCGTTTATGACGCTACGGGCCTTTTTCTTTGCTGTCAAATATGGATCGGCTGAACCCCACAGATCTTTCGACTGCCCGATCATTTCCTTGCGTCCATTGCTGGACTCTTGCCTCTAAGTAGTGCGCCCCAACGCCCGACTTAACATACATTGACATAGCTATTTAGGCTCCGTTATTAGCGCAATCACTACGTATAGCGTAGTTTTTAATAATAAATGCGGGCGTAAACCCTTTAAATCCACCTCCTCGGTTATGTGCTCGGACCATTCGTGCTGCAGCTCTGTGATTATTGTAAGTTTTAATGACCTGGCCAGTTTCTACTTCGAAGACTCGAAACTCATCCTGAACAGTATGAACCCTGTACTTATTCATTCGACTATGAACTCCTTAAATGCATCTTTCATGCGATTGTGCGTCTCAGTGTGATCAAACGTAGGATCATCGATAATGTCTTCTTGAGCTGACTGCTCTACATTATACAATGTCATCTTAGCTCTGTCTACTCCAACGGCAAACCTCCTATGATTGGCAAGGTCCGAATATCGATTCTTCAACTGCTTAACTAGTATCTGGTTTAGGTTCTCTAATTCTTCGGTGCTAATAATCGCAAACATAAAGTCAGCAGTCGCCGGAAGACCAAAGCTCTCCGAGGTGTCTTCAAGCCCCAGATCAGAAGACGTGAAGCCCGATCTTGTGGTTTGTGTTGCAGAGACGATTGGCAAGTCGTATTCCACAGCGAGACCTCGTAACTCTTCTGCAATTGCCTTAATGTACGTGTACGAATTGACTCCTGCTCCATATTTAATCCTCGCACTCATGCAAATATTAATGTAGTCAATATAAATGATATCTGGGATGAAGTTCTTCTTAACTTTCAATTCTTGCAATAAGAACCTAAAATGATTTGCTCCAGCTCCTGTAGTAGGATATTCTTTAATCACGATCTTACCTTTGTGATTATCTCTCATCCTACCAATCTTCTTATTAAAGACCTCCTCCTCCATGGCTCTGACTTCATCAATAGTCACACCCATTATTTGCATCAATACGTTCTGCGATCCTTTCTTCCGCCATCTCCAAAGTAATATAGAGAACATTCTTATTGTCTCTTAGATTGCCTGCTGCACAGTGACACATGAACATACTCTTGCCAACACCAGTACCAGCTAGCACCACATTAAGCGTCTTCTTACTCAATCCGCCTTTACTGATATCATTAAGTAAATCAATATCAAACGGTATCTTTATCTCAGTTTGGTGATAATACTCATATCGAGCTTCAGCATCATCTAGGAAGTCGTGCCCGATATGTGGGTCAAAACTAATAGCGAGAGCATCAGATAGAATAGAAGGGAGTGCTCCCCGTCCCTTGTCACTCTTGCCGTCAATAATAGTAATCGATTCCATAATGGCATTGTATACAGCCTTGTCCTGACAGAATTTTTCCGTTTGAACGGTTAACCATTCCATATGACTTTCAGTTGGGCCCATAGAATCAATAAGATCCTGAGCAGACTTGTACTGGTCCTCATTAAAGTGCTCAGCATTACTTAAATCTACACTAAGAGCTTCAATTGTCGGAGGTTTATTATACTTATCAAAATACTGAATTATAAGTTGAAATAAATTTCGATCTGCATGATCATGGAAGTATTCGGACTTTAGATAGGGAACTACTTTACGGACGTATTCTTCATTCTGAATCAGATTGTTCAGGATCGTCTTCTCGATCATCTACTACATCTCCACCATAACTAAATTTATTTCCAACAAACTCTTCAATCTTAGCCATCACATCTGATGTAAAGTATTTCTCTGGATCCTTTAGAATTACCTTAGGATATACTTTACCAGCTTCAGTCTCAATTCTGTTAGCAGATTGGATCCACGCACCACATTCTACAGCAAGCTCAATAAGCCCGTAATACCGATCCAAACCAGTATCATAATTAAGGAGACACTCAACTTCTTTATTTTCTTTACTCAATCGAGATTTGAACATTTTTACTTTAATAATGTTACCAATAACATCTCGACCGTCACGTTCTTTCTTTTTAGATAAGAATGCAATACTACTAGCAGCATACTTCAACCCACTGCCTCCGCCCATCTCTTTCATTGGAACGTATGATCCAATTACTTCATAGACATGATTGGTTACCAGCATAGGTACCTTAGTCTTAGCTAGCTTTAAAGTCAACACTCTAAATGTACCTCGGACCAATTGAGCCTTGGTCATATCCCTAACGTCTTTACCTTCACTTACATCAGATAGTTCTTTCTCAGTGGACAGGATACCTAATGAATCTAGGACCATCATCATAGGAGGTCGGCCTTTCTCAGGAGTCTTCTCGTATTGTTCTAGAGTCTTAATAGCATGTGTCCTGAACCTCTGAATCGATTGTGGTTCAGAGATAATAATACGGCGTGTATCAAGACCTCGGCTCTCCATCATTTCCTTTGTAACTGCAGCTTCTGTGTCATAATAGACACAGCCCCCAGTAGGATGATCCAAGAGGAACTGCTTAATAACAGACAACGCAAAGAAAGTCTTACCAGTAGACGACTCACCAGCGAAAGCGGTGATCTTATTATTAGGGATCCCTCCATACAAGCTACCAGACATCACCGCGTTCATGATATAAGACCCGGTGTCTACAGTCCCAGTATACTCAGCTGAACCCATACCATCAGCTGCAATGGAAGTATCTTCATCTTTTAGGTCTTCAGCTAGATTGCGAAAGAAATCACTCATTCAGTCATCCTTTATAAACGGCGGTCAACGCATCGCCAAATTCTTCAACCTTAGTTAACCGATTGGGCCAATAGATATATTCCTTCTCAGGATTCTTTTGTAGATTAGCAAGTAGTGGCTGTATCATATTATACAGTCTATCACATTTATCTTGTGCAGTCAACGCTGATTCTGTAGCAGTTGTTGTTTTTTGTACTGCAGTTTGTACTACCTCTAGCTCATCAGCATCCATCGCTGTGAAGCCAAAGTCAAAGTCTAGATCGGGTTTAACTGCCATTAGAAAAAGTCCTCCAGTGTTGCTTGCCCTTTTTCCAGTTTCCATTGTATGGCCTCTGCAATAGTGCGCATGGGTTCGAGAAAAGATTTCTCAAACTGTTTCTCGTAATCGAGATATGGTTCCATGTTCAGCTGCTTGGGGAGGCCGGTAGCCACAGCTATGACATTTTCTCTAGCTGGGTTGGGCATTTTTAGATAACAAAATTTAATCTTGTCACCCTCGTAAATAGGATAGTATACATTGACCAAGTCGTGGTCTTTTAACATTTGGTTATATACAAGGGAACCTCGTACATGAATGGGTGTCCCCTTGTTATAGAGGGAAACGCTATTCTTATACTTATTTAGGTTCCGGACACCTCGAGGGAATGCTATGTCTTCGAATGGAAGGGAATAGAACTTATTTTTAAAATCTTGAACATAGTCCATCAGATGAGTCTCATCCTTCTCCATGATCATCCTCAATGCAGCCTTCATATGATCCCGACATATCTGTGGTACAGATGATCTTTGAGTTTCCATACCCATGATCTTCATGAATGGTTCTTTGTATCTCACACCTTCCATATCATGAACATGGAGGGCATACCGCTTCTTAGCAGTCCATATACCCTTGTCAGCAAGAGCCTCTCGAGACATATGCATCTTCTGCTCGTAAGCGTTGACGTACGTAGCAAGAGCTGTATAATGTTTGTCAATAAGAGGTTCGAACGCCTTAGAAGCGACAGCATCCATCCAGGATATCACTTCTGAAGTAGTTGGATTTTTTCCTTCGAAAGTTTTAGTAACGAGATCATCAAGAGTAATATACATTGAATCCGTATCGCACGCAATAATATAATCTTTATTCTCCGTCTCTAAGATCTTATTAATATATTTATTGATGTGCTTTTCAATCCATCTGATCGACAATTGACCAGATAGAGTAATCGATTCAGCATACTTAATATCAAACCACCTAAAGAAGTTATTACCCAATGCACCATAAGCACTGTTCAATTGAATCTTTTTAGCCATTTGCATATTATCTAACTTAGAAATTTCATTAGTGTACGTTTCACCGGTTTGTTGTTCTTTATTCTTGAGTTCTATCATCTGACGTTTAAAGTCAGCTCTTTGCTCATACATTTTGTCCATTAATGTAGCTAGGAAAGACCTTACATCTTTTGTATAACAAGCTCCTGATCCACCACAAGACAGGTTGTTCTGCTCAAGATAGTCCCTATGTTTATCTAACTTACCATCAACAATCTCTTGGACTGTTAACCTCTCTGGTATATGACTATGGTATGTATCAGGACCAATATTATATTGCATAATCAAATGAGGATATAGACTGTTAAGATCAAATGATACTATCCACTTATGCATTCCTGTCATAGGATCTTTAACATAAGCACCTTCCACCTTACGTTCCTTTTCCCCAACGTCTAGCTGGGGAACAACAATCTTCTTGGTATACAAATAATTGTGGATAATGATATCCCACATACGCACAGACGTAAAAGCATCAATCAAGTTGACCTTAGCATCATACGAAATTGCATACGCCAACTCCAACAGACCCAGCTTCTCATCAAGCCTATCAACAATCTCAACATCTTTGATATTGTACTCAATAAACTTCTGATGGTTATTTTTATACAACCCCATCAGTCCATCATACTCACTATAATCTAACTTCCGTTCTCCGAGCTCAACGAAAGCAATATTATCCAATCGATAGCTTTCTTGCTGAGAGTAGGTGAACTTCTTATATAACGACAGGTAATCAAGTATAGTGATACCTAAAATATCTGGGCGAACTGATTCAGCTCCCCCTACACTTGAGATGAACTTCTTGTAATTCAAGATTCCAAAAGGACTCAACGCCTCAGCTGCAGCAAATCCCAGTACATTTGTAATACGATTGATGATATATGGAATATCAAACATTTCTACATTCCAGCCAGTAATAACATCTGGAGCAAATGCATTCCACATTTCTAAGAATACTCTAAGTAATGCAGTTTCATCAGTGCATTTTAGATATTCAACATCTTCTCTATCCGTCTCGAAGTCGCCACATCCCATAACAACAATACGGCCACCCTTCTTCATGCAGATCGCTGTAATAGGCTTTGCAGCTTCTTCAATAGAAGGAAATCCTTGATCAGCTGCAACCTCGATATCAATGTTGCAAACACTTATAAGGCTTGGGTCGTATTGAACACCGTTGGATACTCGTCATTGAGAAACAAGTAGACGTGATTAGTCAACCCATATATGGGAAAATTACCAATTCCATTGAATTTCTTGTAAAATTCCCTGCACTCATGAATTGAGTCAAAGTCCATACGTTCGACAGGCTTACCCATGAGGTTATGCCATTCGCTAGTACGTCCTGGAGGTGACTCGACAAACATATACGGCTGATAACGTATAGTCTCGACGAAGCGTTTTCCATCTTCGTAGCCGATATACAGGATTTTTGATTTATATAAGGTAGCGCCAGTATAGAATTTCATTCTATTATAATCCCATAGAAGCGGATGTTAGTCAACGATTATTATGAGATAAATGGGGTTTTTGAAAGGAACCCCATAACCTTGTAAGTTATTAGAACCTGAAAGTTGTCTTGAACCCAAGGAACCTATCGCCTCGCTCAAGATCTTTGTCGTAGTGTAACTCACCATAGGGAATAATGTTAATCTGATCAGTTACGGGATACGTATAACTGAGTGCCAACTCGACGTCTGAAATTTCCTCAGTTTCCCAATCAAGGGTAGGAAGCACGCCTAACACGACGCCGCTGTAATCCACTTTTGCAGCAAATTCTGTTACCGTGGTTTCCTGGGTCATATTACGATACGTATCTTGGTGAACCGTTAATCCTACTTTCTTCTCAGCGGCATGTGCCACAGATCCAAACAAAAGTGATAGGCCAATTACAGCACCAAAAATTGTTTTATTCATATGTGTATAAGCTCCGTATTAGTTAAGCACAGGGAACATTATATAGTTTAAGCGCAGGCCCTCATTCGAACGCACAATCGTTCAGCTCGATTGGTGACCTGATCGTACCATTTGCTGTCCTTCATCTGAACAGCAGCTTCGGCATAGTCTCTATTATTTAACGCCTTTTGAAATTTCTTAAATTTGCTTAATTTAGTTAGGCCCATGTTGAACAACATGTTTGCTACAATAAGCTGAACTTCCTCAGAATGAGTATAAAAACCTTCTACGTTTAACGTGAATTCATTCGGCCGGCCCTCGTCGTCTCCAAAACTGGGAAGAAATCTATCACAGTCTTCAAAAACACTATGGATGTCATCCTCGAAGGCTTCAATACATCGTTCTTGGGATACCGGAGCTCCCACTTCCAGACCATATTCTGGATCAGTCTTGAGAACAAGGTGTCCAATGCCAAACGTCTTTTTTTTCAGATGATCGAGATAAATTGCTAAGATTTCGCCCTCGTCGTTACGTAGGTCGGATCTAAGTGTTTCAACGTCCATTTCTATTTTCCTCATGTTCGTAGCTTAGGGGAGCCTATACCCAGGCTCCCCTATTTAGTTATTAATTAATTACCAATTAATTCTTCAAATTTATTGATATTCTCAGTTTTCTCAGTTAGCAGTTCTTTTTTTTTATCTTGAGTATTCTCGGCGCCTGAACCAATCACAATCTTTCTAGGCTTCTGTGCCTCAGGTATTTTCTGGGCACATTCGATTGTTAATACCCCATTTAAGATATCCGCTTCGATAACTTCGACATAGTCTGCCATCTTGAATGTTCTTTGAAACTTCCGAGTTCCGATCCCTTTATGTACAAAGGATTCCTCTTTGATTTTGGTTTCAAGTTCATTCTTCTCACCTGAGACGGTGAGGGTCTGCTCCTTAACTTCAACATTGATTTCCTCCTTTGAAAATCCAGCGACAGCCACTTCGATCCGAAATGTATCTTCTCCTGTGTTAATGATGTTATATGGGGGGTAAGTTTCTTGACGTTCCGTCCGATCTTCATTCCAAAGGCCTTCAAGCTGTCCGACAATTCGGTTAAAGCCGATAGCATTCATGTTCGCAGTTCGGAAAAATCGGTCGTCAAATGGAAAAGCGTTTACCATTTAATATCTCCTTTCAAGCAAGATATTGATTATGCGACCCAACATGGCATCGCTATTATAATATAGGTTAAGAGCGCGACTAAGTCAACGCTTCTTTCCTATGTTATATTTAGGTATCAATTCCCACTGATCTTTGTCTTTATATGAAATTATTTTTGTTTGATTTAATGGTGCGACTGGGCTTGCTGTCCGCTCAGCATCCTTCAGATCGACTAGTCCCCACTCACCTAGTAAGTTAGCAATCGTATTGCGCCTAGCTAAGTCCTCTTGGGAAAAATTAGTAGGCTTCCCATCTAAAGCAAACAACTCTTTAAAATGTACGATATAATATTTTTGTTGTTTATGGAGGATGTGACAACTTTGATACAACGCTCTGTTCTTACGAGAGGCTACACCGATTCGCGTTAGTGTCTCTTTAACTTTTAAAAAATCTTCATCATGACGGAGTGTCACCTCAACCATAGAATCAATCGACCCCACGCTCATCTGTTATTCCCCTAGTTATTACTGCACGTATATTCGCAATTTCAGCAGGAGATAATAATTTGAGAGCTTGTTCGGCTTTTTTATTTGAATAACCGTAATACATCTTAACCATCTCTAAGTCATTACTATCTACTGCTTTCGCCCACTTCGCAAACCGCTTCTTGGGTCTAATGCTATTTAGTAAATACTCATATTGCAGCTTGTAATCAACATGATGGTCTTCATTTATTTGATTAGCATAGAATATAGTATCAGGGAAATACGATAGTGATCTATTGGTTAAAAACGGTACATACGATTGCTCAGCAAGCTCATCGTTGTCAGTATCACGCATCATGTTGTTTTTTTTGAAGTTAATAGAATTCACATAATCAAAAGGTAACGTCATAGACATGCATCCACTTTTTCTTCGATTTCAATTGACAACATCTCATGACTATTTCTACCTTGGTGCATAAGATCTCTGGCTCTGTCAACAACCCAATCAGGCTTTTTCCTCAATGCTGAGATCAACGTCGCCAATTCTGCCATAGTCATCCATACTAATTTAGTATCATTTTCATGACACATCCATCTAATAGCATCGTGATGTTTCAAATACCTAATCATAGAGACTTCAGCAGACCATAATGATAGTCTAGTAAAATAATCAATTTTATCTGGGTTTTTTTCTTGTTGATCGGTCATTAATACAGGAAGATGACCAAATTTAGTACTCATCCATATGTTGATCCATTCGCCAAGGTTAGGATTAAAGATTTCCGCCCTAGAGCTGGCCCACGGATATGTAACAACTACCATGTCTGGCTTGACAATACCCATGTAGCTCTTCAATATTCTATAATAGGTTTCAACACCATGGCCTGGGAGGCCAAAATTCATATATCTTAGTTTCTTGGTTTTCTCATTTCGATGGTGTAGTTTCCACGACCACGTATCTTCTATATTGACGCCAACACCGAAAGTAGTACTACAACCAAGATACAGAACCCCACCCTGCTCAGAGAGGAAATCGCTGGAGCCTTGTCGTCCATCGTATCTAAATCCATTGTTGTTGAAGTGATAATTGATTTCTGTATTTACCCACCCAAACTTTTCTAATCTAGGCTTTTTGGCAGGGTCTTGAATTGCATCATTATAGTGGGATTTAGAGTCAGGCGCTAGCCAATTTAAAGTAGAATTCCTAAATCGAAAGTTATCAGTAATCATATTGGTAGGATATTTTTTATTGTAATCGAAAGTCCACTGAGGTCCTACAGCATCTGTTATTAGGAGATCGATCAACTACATCTAATATACCATTGTATTCATTCTTTAAAGTTTGTGCAACAGGCCCACCCCAAGTTTTACTTCTCGGCGAGGTCTGATAATTTTCGATTGATTGTTGCAACAGTTCCCTCAATGTTTCGAACATCATCATCTCCAGTCATAATTACCAAACATGCTTCACATAAGGCATATTCCCAGGGAAGCGCCTCCTCTATACCATTTCCCTTCAGAACAACTCCAAGTTTGGTTTGCCCGTCGATTGCACTACTGCAGTGCTCACATACTAAATTGTCTACTTCCATTCTAATTCCGCCATAAGTTCAGTCAGACAAGCCACGAGATTAATTTCTTGATCAGCAACAAAAGCAGCCTTGTGCTGATAGTCTGCAATAATAAGAACTACTTGTGGAATGCTGTTGGGTTTAACATAAAGAGAGCAGCTGTCATATATCTGTCGAAATAGAGACGTACTCTCGTTGTCCATATTTATACCGACCCACTT